CTGCGCGAGGCCATCAAACACGAGCTGGATGTTGTCCGCGCAGATCTTTACCATAAAAGTCTGAGGTTTAACGGCCTTTCATGGACGGTAGTTGAAAGCGTGTTTAAGCAGCACAAAGCAACCATGGGTATAGTTCTTAAGGACGCCAAGCTGGTGCGGGAGAACGCTGTAAAATGGGTGGATTTGCTGGAAGAGCATCTTAAGAAGCTGCACGACGAGCCAGAAACTAAGCATACGCTTAATATCACTACCGTTAATTCCATGGTGGGGATTTTGAAAACGACCATCAACAAATCCATAGTGTAATGAAGAAGAGATTTAAAAGGTCTTTAATGCCATTTTTTGCAATTATTTGGTTTTGGGGCACTGTAGCTTTAGCGGTTTTCTTCCCTGTTTGGACGATTATATATATCGTTTGGGGTTGGAATTACTACATGAAGGTAGACCCGTGTAAACTTTATTTTGAACCTTAAAACACTAAACCTATGAAAATATATCTACTACGCCCTTTAATTGGGCCAGACGGCCAGAAGATGCCGCATAACATGCCTTACGACGTCCCAGACGAATGGGGACAGAAGCAAGTGGACAAGGGCATAGCCAACGTGATAGCGCCCAGGATAGAGGAACCTTTTGACGGGGAGCGCATACACTATATAAGCCCCTACAGCTTAGAAAAAGACTACGGGGCAGTTATCAATGAAACGGTGGCGCTTTTTGATAACATTCCTCAAGACTGGATCTGCCTTATGGACCAGGATACTATGTTATTTCCCCAGGCTCCCCACCTTATTAAGCACGTTACCGAAACCTACCCTTATGTGGGGATGTTCGGAGCTCGCACCAACAGGATAGGGCAAAGCACCATTTTAAACCGGCAGCGCGTGGACAGCATGTTTGAGGAAAGGGACATGCACCAGCACAAGAAGTATGCCCAGCTACTTTTTAACCAGGAGGGCCACAAGGTTACACTTATCGACAGGCCAATAGCTGGGTTTTTTATGCTGTTCCGGGTAGCTACCTGGCTGAAGGTCGGGGGGTTTAAGAAGAAACTGGCCGACGGGGGTTACTTCGATATGCATTTTTCGAATGAGGTATTAAACCACGGCTACCACATTGGCCTTATCAATGGCCTGTATGTATTTCACCTCTACAGGATGGGGGAAGACTTTTCTAAAGACGATCATTTACGAACACACCCCTTGAAAAGTTAGCTGAATTTCGTATATTATACACCGAACAAAAACAATTAATCAACATGAGCAACTTACAGTTATTGAAAACGTCCCTGGAATCGGACGTGGTAAAGGATAAATTTACCGATATGCTGGGTAAGAAGGCGCCGGGGTTTATCAGCAGCATTATAAGCTCGGTAAGCACCAACCCGAAGCTGCTAGAGTGCGACCCCAACACTATTATTGCCAGTGCTGCGGTGGCTGCCAGTATAGATCTACCCATTATTCCCAGCCTGGGGTATTCCTACATTGTGCCCTACGCTGGCAAGGCGCAGTTTCAAATGGGCTACAAGGGACTTATACAGCTCGCTATGAGGACGGGCCAGTATAGGACAATCAACGCCCTGGTGGTGTTTGAAGGGGAACTGCGCAGCGTTGATAAGCTTACCGGCTTTGTGGACGTGAACGGCGAAAAGGAAAGTAACACCGTTATAGGCTATTTGGGCTACTTCAAAATGCTCAACGGCTTTGAAAAAATGCTGTACATGACCGTGGAGGAAATGGATAGCCACGGTGCGCGCTACAGCAAGACTTTTAACAAGGAGTCTGGGCTGTGGAAAAAAGACCCCGAAGTTATGGGGAAGAAGACCGTTCTTAAGCTTTTGCTTAGTAAATACGGTTTCCTTTCTATTGAAATGCAAACGGCCGTAGAAACCGACCAGGGAGTAGTTACCGATGCGGGCATAGAGTACCCGGATGCCAAGGAGCAGCGCAGCTTTGACGATCAGGAGCCGGTGGAGGCTCGCATAGTTGACGAAGAAGAAGCCAGCGAGTAATGGAACTAAAACCGATAAATCCACGACGTTTTCGAGAGGAAAACGGGCTGAGTTTACGCCAGTTTGCCATACTGGCGGGCGTAAATCACAGTTCGCTACACCGATTAGAAAAGGGTAAAGATATTACCTTAAGCGCTTATTTTAAGATAATTAACGCTATGTCGGTTATAAAGAGGGCAAAAGCAAAGGGTATAGACATTAAAAGTGTTTTTTAATGGAACAGAACAGCTTAGAGTGGCACCGGGCAAGGCTCGGCAAGGTCACGAGTTCAAACTTTCATAAGCTCGCAGGATCTCGCGGGCTGGGGAAAACCGGCGAAACTTACGTGCACGAACTAGCTGCCGGTTACATAGGTGTAAAAGTGCCTGAAGCATACGCTAAATCTATGGAGTGGGGTAGCGAATTGGAGCCCGACGCTAGGGAGTATTACAAGCTTTCAATGAGTGAGTTTCTTTCTGTTGATTTGACTATAGAAACAGAAGGCTTTGTGCAGCGCAAAGATATGGACGCGGGATTTAGTCCCGACGGGATAGTGACCGGAGAGAGTGGAAAATTACACGGCCCATTGCATTACGGCCTTGAGATAAAATGTCCCTACAACCCAGGGAACCACGTAAAGCACATGCGGGTAAATAATGCGGGCGATCTATTAAACGTTGAACCAAAGCACTACTGGCAGATATGCTTTAGCCTCTGGGTGAGCGGCTGGGACTACTGGCACTTCGTCAGCTATGACCCCCGATTTACGGGCAAGCAGCGCATGCATATAGCTAAAATAGTTATGCCTGATGGGTTGGCGGACTTTATAGAAGAGCGGACCAGAGAAGCGCTGGATTTAAGAAATCAGATTTTAAACGAGATAAAGAACTAGTTATGAAAAGTTTACACAAGAATTACCAGGAAATGCTTAAAGAGTGCAGGGGGCCGGTAAGGCGTTTTATTATGCTAATTGCCCCGTTTTGGTTTGCTTTAAATGTAACGGGCTATGTTCCCGCGCTTATTGTGTGGGACAGCAACCCAGCGCTGGCCGACGCCCTTTTATGGGGGTGGCTGGTAAGCTGTGTTGTTTTTGTTTTTGCCTGGGCGTTCTCTATGCCGCAGGGGTGGGAACCGATGGATATTTAAACTTAATAGATTAGAAAGATGAGCAAACTAAAATCATTTCAGGAAATTAGCCGCGAGGAGTGGCGCACTGATGAACACGCGCAAATCAGGGAGGTACTGCAGATAGGTGCGCTGTTAAGGATAGCCGAGGCTACCGAAAAAATAGCAGCAGATTACGATCAGCTAAAAAACGACTATGATTATATGCGTAGCAATCGCAACACATATAGGCGTTTGTATAGACAAGAATATCGTTCTAATAGGGCTTTGCGCGGATGGATTACCAGGCTTAAGAAGAAGCTAAAAGGGTAAATGAAGACGCTAAAAGAGGTTAAGAGCCACTTCGCTGCCCTTTCCAGGAAAAGGCGGCGGATGAAGAGAAAGGAGAGCTACGACGCTTTCTTGGATATGTACACCAGCGAGATAGAATCCCAGCTTTTACAGCCTTTGGGGGTGCTTACAGCCAACTACAAGGAAGAAAACCCGGAAGCAGATCCTTACCAGGACCCTGTGCTTTTGGAGATCGACAAGTACAAGAAGCTCACCTTTAATATGTTAAGAATATGAAAACTATAGAAATACCTAAAAGTATTAACATTAGCGAAATGCCCGTAGAAATAAGTTGCCTGGGCGTTGTGGTAACTACAGGCTCAATAAGCATTAAAATTACATGGAAGGATGTTTACGAGGATAAGCGAATAGGGGACTGGCAGGAATTTGGCGAACTAGTAGCTGCCGGAACAAGGAAAACGAAGATAACTATGGTAAGCGGCATCGACCTTTCGCAAATGCAGGAGGGTGTAAACTATGATATGGAATCCGAACACCTTTTTGGCGTTGTTGTAAACGCTGGCGGCTTCCTCTCTTTAAATGGAGAACTTAGAGTAAAGTAATGAACGGACTAGCGCACATTCAAACCTGGCTGGACTGGATAAGGCCGGGGGGTAAGATCGCCTTCGAAAAGGACGAATCGAAGTACAAGGGTGGGGTGAAAGTTACCCTTTCCTGGTACAGCGAAAAGCTAAAGGTGAACTGTAAGCAGCAGTTTTTAATAGACCCCATGGCCCTGGGCGGTGGGAGTAAACAAGACCACGAAAGGCTGGACTTCCAGATAAGCAGCCGCATCCAAGCGTTCAACAAACTTTGTAAGGATTATGAGTAAAGCAATGGAACATAGAATATTACAGGATGCTATTAATAAATGGGGTGAAGACGCTCAAATAGCAATGATTCAAGAAGAGGCTATAGAATTGAGTCTAGCACTTCATAAGTTCAGGACCAGGGGCGGGAGCATTGAAGACGTTATAGATGAACTGGCAGACATGAAAATTATGCTAGCGCAGGCTGAAATAATGTTACCTAAAGACGCAGTAAATAACAGGGTGGCTTATAAAATGAAAAGGCTAAAAGGGCGATTAGATAGAAGTGAATTTTAAACCACTAAAAAAGGGACCCGGTGCAGGTCCCTAATCGGATTTTGTACGCTTTACTTAACTAACTACTAAAAGATTTGAACAATGTTAGCTAAAATATTTCCAACTGTCAACGGATTTAGTACTTTTACAGAAAGGGGGCTTACCGGGGCTTATAATCCTGGGACAGCTTTAAATTCCACTGGGGCGCGCCCTCCTTTCTTTTTTTACAGTGGGAACACATAAACAGTGGAATAAATGGCAAGACCAAAGTCCAATACAGTTGACTACTTTCCCCACTACATTAGCGACGGGAAGAAAATGTTTATAATCGAGAGTAAGTACGGGAACGACGGTTACGCCGTTTGGTTCAAGCTTCTCGAAATTCTAGCCAAAACAGAAGACCACTTTTTAAACTTAGGCGAGGACACGCAATTAATGTACGTGGCCTCTAAGTGCAGGGTATCCAACGAGCTTCTTCAAGATATTATTAGCGACATGGTAGCCCTGGGAGTTTTCAACAAAACACTCTGGAAATATAAGGTAGTTTGGAGTCAGGATTTTGTTGACTCGGTACAGGCTGTTTATAGGAAGCGCGGAACAGAAACCCCCACTTACGAGGGTTTATGGTACCAGTTATCCCGCACAGGTGTAGTTCCCGTCACAGAAACCCCCATTCTCGTCACAGAAACCCCACAAAGTAAAGTAAAGTATAGTATAGTAGAGGAAACTACACTAATAGGGGGTGAAAATTCAATTGACCCTTTAACGGATGTTCAAAAAAAATTACGTGCTGATATTCTGGAACTTTTTGAGGTACCAGAAAACAATGAAAAAATATTTCGCCTGGCCACGTCATTTTCGAACTGTGAGGGTGAGGTGCTAAAATGGCGCCGCCAGCAGTTTAATGGATACCGTCAGCACTGCAGGGACAACCCCGATACATTCAAGTATGATATCGAGAGGTATTTAGGTGAACCCCCGGACTTTGAAGGTAAGTGGAACTCCAAGAAATGGGGCACAGGGGGGAGCGACACTCCAAAGTTAAAAAGCATAATACCTGCAGGCTATACCCGCCGGACGTGGGAAGAAAAACTAGCAAGAGATACGGAAAATGAACGATTAAAAAACAAATGAGCCAGCCCATAATAAACCTATACCACGGAGACTGCATGGAGGCCATGCGAGAAATGGAAGATAACCAGTACGATTTAGCGATCGTAGATCCTCCCTATGGTATAGGCAATACGACAACCAGCAAAGGCAACAAAAACCGCAAAACCCCACACAAGCACGTAAAGTGGAATAGTAGTATTCCTAGTGAAGAGTATTTTACCGAGCTCCTGCGGGTTTCTAAAAATCAAATTATATGGGGGGCGAACTACATGCACCCACACATCCCACACCCTGGGCGGGTTATTCACTACAAAGACCCCTTTCAAGATCCCGAAGCCGGTAAGATTCATTTTTGCGTGGCCGATATCGCAAGCCAATCTTTTGATAACAGGATCGAACTTTTCAAGTATCGGTGGTATGGAAATCACCAAGGCACCGGGGTAAACTGGGATAATTCTGGACCCGATGCGAGAATACACCCCACGCAAAAGCCTATAGCTCTTTACAAGTGGCTGCTTCGAAAGTATACCGACGGGGGCGGTAAGATTTTAGACACTCACGGCGGTTCGATGTCGATCGCGATAGCGTGCCACGACATGGGGTTTGACCTTGATTTATGGGAACTGGATGAAGATTATTACAAGGCAGGTGTAAAAAGATTCGAAGAGCACAAACAGCAGTTAAAGTTATTTTAAATGGAATACGGAAAAACAAGCTTAAGAAAAGTAGCCCAGGATATTAGCCAGTCATTGGGCAAGGTGCCCCCGCAGGCGATCGACATAGAAGAGGCCGTGCTAGGAGCTATAATGCTCGAAAAGGACGCCATTTACACAGCCATCCAAATGCTACCCACAGCGGAAGCCTTCTACAGGGATACCCACAAGGAGATATACAAAGCTATTCTGGCCCTTAACCAGGAAGGGGAGCCCGTAGATATGCGCAACGTGCCGGCTAAACTACGCAAAATGGGTAAGCTGGAATTCGTCGGGGGCAGCTACTACATAGCAGAGCTTACTTCCAAAATCAGCAGCGCGGCAAACATTCAAAGCCACTGCGCTTTAATAAAGGAATATTTTTTGAAGCGCGAAATAATAAGAGAAGCCAGCGAAGCAGCAAGGCTGGGTTATGACGAAACTATAGACCCCTTCGAGCTTATAGATTTATTATACGAGGCCCTAAACACCCTTAGCAACTTTGTGCACCAGGGAAGCCAGAAGACCGCCAAAGAACTGGTAGTAGCCAACATTGACGACCTGGACAAGGCAATGAACGAGGACAAGCCCCTGCGAGGTATAACCACCGGTTACACAGCGCTGAACGATGCTACAGGGGGATGGCAGGACTCAGAGTTAATTATTGTAGCGGCCCGCCCCGGAATGGGCAAGAGTGGCTTTGCCCTCACCAGCGCCCTTGCAGCGGCCCAGGATAACCCCCAGCTACCGGTAGTGGTGTTTTCCTTAGAGATGAGCGCTAAAAGGCTTATACTACGCCTGCAGTCTCAGGCGGCAGAGATCGAGGTAAGCAAGCTGATAAAAGCAAAGATTGCCAGGGGACCTGAGTTTGAGGCGCTGATACACAAAAGCCAGCCGGTGAGCCTTCCTAACTTGATTATAATTGACGATACAAGCCTTACTGTTACCCAAATGAGGGCTATACTTTACAAGATTAAGAGGGAGTGGGGAGGTATGGCCGCGGTGTTTGTGGACTACCTGCAACTAATGGAGGCCCCAAATATTCAAAAAAGAGAGGAGCAAATAAGCTTTATTTCTCGTAACTTAAAGACGATAGCAAAAACATTAGAATGCCCGGTGGTAGCCTTAAGCCAGCTTTCAAGGGCAGTAGAGACAAGGGGAGGCGATAGAAGGCCGCAGCTTTCAGACTTGCGCGAAAGCGGCAGTATAGAGCAGAATGCGGACATGGTGATATTTCTCTACCGCCCGGAGTACTACAAAATAGACGAGACTGAAGACGGCAGCAGCACCCGCGGATATGCCCAGGCGATAATAGCCAAGTTCAGGGACGGCAGTTTAGACGACATACCGCTTAAGTTTGTCGGTAAGTTTATCAAGTTCGCCGACTGGGATCAGGGGCAGGAAGACGATGAAAATGATATGCAAACCCTAATACCGATAGATGAGCTATGAAAAAAGTACACACAGTGCAGGAGGCAGAAAAGCATTTTAAAGAAAACAAAGGCGTGGGCGTATGGTGCGTAGTGGGCAAAAGCGAAAAATACTGCTACAACTACCAGGACGCTGCGCTTTTCTTCAATCAGTTTACAAACAAACTATTTTAAACCATGGTATCTACCAAAACAATTTCGAAAATCAGTATTAAAGAGGGCGGCGTAGGCATAACCTACAAGGAAACGTTCGTCCAGGATGAGAACGTCTTCCACGTAAGCCACGAGGTAACCAGCCCCATGGCTCCAAAAAAGGCTTTCTTTGACAACTTCCAGCGCCTTAAAAAGTTCGCCTTGGCCGAGTTTGACCTGGACGCCAAGGACGAGAAGAAGAAGGAACGATGTGTGGTGAACCACCTACACATTTACCGGAAGGACGAGGGCACACAGATTAAAATATCTGTCACCCTCTACAACCAGAAGAACGGTAGCTGGTCGGCCACCACGCCGCTTATTTCCCTTGAAGATCCCGACTACATGAAGGCGGTAAGCATTGCCGACAGCGTGGAGGAAGTGGTATTTAATGCCGAGAAATACCTTGAAGGCGAGAACGGCGAGCTGGTACTGGAATTCGAAGGCGAAGCGGACGCCGAGCCAGTAGCCGGCACAATTGATCCCACAATGCCAAAATCAGAAGATGCCTAAGCACTTCGCGGCAAAGGTTGACGATAACCAGAAGAATATCGTTAAAATACTACGCAGATCGGGGGCATTTGTCTTATCCATTGCTATGGTTAAGAACGCCTTCGACCTGGTAGTAGCCTACAGAGGCAAAGTATACTGCATGGAGGTGAAGGACGGCAGCAAACAACCCAGCAGCCGCAAGCTTTCAGACGGCGAGATCCATGCAGCTAGAAAGCTGGAAGCCACCGGCGTAACCTACCACGTAGTAAAGAGCGCCGAGGAAGCACTTAAAACCATCCTCACCGGTGAAGACCAAACAGACGAATTTTACAGAGAACAGAAACAACTTAAATTATGAAAAAGCTAATATTGAGACTTACTCACAAAATGTGGAACAGGAGAATTACTGCAATTCTGTGTGAATCATACAGCAGAAGAGAAATCGATAGTAAACAACTACACAGCTTAGCAGCAAAATTTGACCCCACACAGGAGCACGCAGTGTATTAAAAATGAGCGTGTACAAGGTCGATGAAAAATTATTTTCTCGCAACGATGCACATAGAAGGCAAAGTAGGCGTTCCTTGGCGAGGGTTCGAATCCCTCACACGCTGCTAGAACAAAAACAAGAAAAATGAGAACTTACCAAGAATTGAAAAATGCACGCCTGCAAAAGGGGCTAACCTTCGCAGACATTGAACGAGCCACCGGGGTAGATGGCCAGACGATCGCCCGCATAGAACAGGGTAAAAATGTTATGCACGAAGCGTGGCAGAAAGTGGAAGCCTACCTGTTTTCCGAACAAGCAAAAGTACCCGCCCTTATCCGCTGGGCAAATGACGGGTATAAGGAAATTGACCTAAACGCCAATAAGGAACTGGTGCTGGATCTGATTAATAAGTACTGCTCGATGACAGGCGAAGTAGTTAACCTAAGATCAAAGGTAGCACTACAGGAGGAAAAAATGCGCCTTATCAAAGCGGGCGCCGAGGAAATTATTAGAGCAGCAAACTGGGGCACGTATTAAAATGGTAGTTATTAAAGCAACCAAAAAGGGACTGGTCAAAGCAGACCAGCCCCAGGAAACCGAGGAGCAGCGGTTCAAGAAGTCGATAGTGGCGCGCTTTCATGCGGACACCAAATGGCTGAGCAATGGGGTTAACTTAAAATTTAGTATATTCAAAGCATGGGAAACACTGTAGAAAAGCTTACCTACGAGTACATGGAGGCCGAAAGTATTAAGGTTATTAACCTCCATAAGCTAATGTTCATAAGCTACATTTTCGGCTATGTGGAGTTTTCCAGCGCCACTTTTTATGAAAAAGGGGTAGAAAAATCGGAGCCCATTAAAAAGCTTCTAAAAGAAAACCGCATAGGAGCCAAGAAAAAGATGCTTGCAAACTGGTCAAAAAAGGACGCCGCCCCAGCTCTACAAATGGGCTTTATGAAGCTTGCAGCCGACGACGAAGAGTGGGCCAGACTATCTGGGGCCAAGATTAAGGTAGACCAGGAAACTACCATTAGCGAAATAGAAGGCAAGCCCCTTGAGGAGCAAATATCCATGCTTAAGGATGTTTTGGACAAGCTGGAAAGATCCCAGGCGGACAATGATTTTGACACAACCCTTGATTAACTGGTCGGGGATTGTTATTTTTAGTACGAACAAAAACAATTTAGAGATGAATGAATTACAAAAATATTATGCTGGCGGGGCTGCGCTAGCGGGAATCTTTTTGATAATAACCATAGTAATAATGGTTATAGGACTCCAGGATTTAAAGACCTGGGAGCAGGAAACGGAACTATCAGCCCGTGAAGTTTTAGCGGGAAAAGTCTTTTTGTGGGCAATGTTTATTGCTTGTTGCAGCTACCTAGTGCTAGATATGGCTGGTAATATCGCAAAATATAGAAGCGAATGACAGCCCTACAAGCAGCGGTACGTTATAACGAGTACCTGGAAGCTGAGATACTTAAGCTCATGAAGCAAAAAGGCAGCTTCTTTCTGATAAAGTGCCAGCGAGGAAACACCACAGACTACAAGCCCTGCAGGGTGCTGAAGATCAGAACCAAAAAAGCCCAGGTGGTCATAAACGAAAAGTCGCACTGGGTGGATAAGAAAAGGCTTGTAAGGGCCGTAGAACTATAAAACTATGGAAAAGCTAACGGAAGAACACCTTGCAATGGTTAAAATAGGACAACGTGTCCAAACTATGAGAGCGTATGACGGGGTTCCTAAATTTACAGAAGGGGTAATAGTTGAAGACTACGGAACTGGGGTAATGATCGCATGGGACAGACCTCACAACCCGATTCCAACGGACATGACGCCAGAAGGAATAGGCAAAATGATGGCTATTGATCCCAGGTGCCCTTTAAGGGATGGATTTGATAAAGAGTCTGAACTTTTTGAACTGGTTTTTATAACACAGGCCCAGCAATAGACATTAACACTATAGAGAAATGAAAGCGGAAGAATACTACGATAACAACTTGAGCGAGTATCCAAGGCTAAATAATTTAGACCCGATCACAGCGAAGGAAGTAATGCGAATGATGGATGCATTTACAGAACAACTCCAACATGAGAATAACCGGCTTTGTGAAACTCAAACCTTTGGAGAGATGGTCGGGAAGTTTCCCGAATTGAAGGATATTTGTGAGCCTCATGAGTGGGACAATCGAACCATTGGAGAAAACTATCAGTGGATACTTTCCAAAATCCAACAGCTCCAACAGGAGAATATTGATCTTTGGAACAGACTAAGAGCGGCAGAACCCACAAATAATGATTATTGGGAAATGAAATACAACGACCTGAAGGAGGAGTTAATAGAATTTAAGTATGCTCTGTTGATGTGTTCCCCAAACCCAAATTTAGATGGTGAGACTTTTGCAAAGTTGGCAAACCTTCAAATAGATATTCGGGAAGAGATGAAGGAACTACAAAAGCAGGATTTTAAACTCCCAAAATTAAAAGCAGAGGAGAATAAATGCAACCATAACTGGGTAGACGCAACTAACGAAGTGATTAGCGGGACCAAGTACTGCTCTAGATGCGGAAAGCTAGAACGACCAAATTGAAATAATAGAAGAAACGGAGTAAAATGAAGGGCGTCGCCGCACAGTATAACGAAAGCCTGCGCAGCCTATACCGGCACAGCTTCTACGAGTTTATGAAGCGCAGCTTTGAAACTGTGGCCCCAGGAAAAGACTTTATAGATGGCTGGCATATGCGCTTTATATGCAAAGTACTGCAGGAGAAGGGGGAAGCCCTACTGCGAGGAGAAAGCCAGAAAAGCCTTATTATCAACATCCCTCCCAGATCCCTAAAATCCATAATGGTTACCGTATCGTGGCCTATGTGGCTGTGGACCATCCGCCCCCAGACAAATATTATCGGCAGTTCCTACAGTAGCGACCTGTCCACCGATCACAACGTAATGAGCCGCAACATATTTGACAGCCAGTGGTTCAGGGATCTTTACCCCCACCTGAAGGCGGCAGACGATCAGGACGAAAAAAGGAAATTTACAAACAACCACGGAGGCACCCGGCGCTGTACCTCTACCATGGGGACAATCACCGGGGGTGGCGGGGACGTCGTAATAGCCGACGACGCCACCAACCCCATGCAGGCGGACAGTCAGAAGGAAAGGGAAAAGGCAATAATTTTTTGGGACAGAACCCTTTCCACCCGCCTGGATGACCCTAAGACGGGATTCTTTGTGGTGGTAATGCAAAGGCTGCACAAGAAGGATCTTACCGGCCACATCCTCAGCGAGGACACTAAGAACGAGTGGCAGCAGATAGTTATCCCAGGAGAGGAGAGCAGCGCCATAAAACCCGAAAGCCTGCGTAAGTATTATACCGATGGGTTGTTTTTCCCCGAAAGGTTCGACAGGGAGTGGATAGAGCGCATTAAGAAGCGTTTAGGATCTTACGGCTATGCGGGGCAGATAGGGCAGCGACCCGCCCCGGAAGGAGGAGGAATATGGCAAAAGTGGCTTATACCCGTACCCGATAACCAAATGCCTGCAATATTCGAAGACTGGGGCACAGATTGGGATCTAGCATACACTGAAAAGGAGATGAACGACGCTAGTGCCTTTGTGGAAAGTGGCATATACAACGGAATGATGTATATAAACAACCTGGGCTATGTGCGAAAGGAATTCCCCGAGCTCGTAAAGTTCATGAAGATTATGCGGCCACCACACTACATCGAGGCCAAAGCCAGCGGGAAAAGTGCCAAGCAGGCATTAACCCGGCAGGGGATAGCTGCTATAGAGGTGGAAAAGGTCATGGACAAGGTGGCCCAGGCAAGGAAGGCCACACCGCACGCTGAGGCGGGGCTGGTGTTTATTCGTGAAAGCCTTATGGATAAGCTGTACAATGACGTGGAACAGGGGATACTGGATTTTCCCAACAATGAGCATGACGATTTACAGGACGCTTTTACCCAGGCAATATTACGTCACTTTGCACTTGACGAATTTTGGACAGTTTAGTAACTTAGTGACGAACTGTAAAGTTTGGTTTAGTAGTAGTGAATTAATGAGGTTTGATTAGGTAAGCCCCCGCGTTCCAGGAATGCCGGGGCTTTTTCTTTGACATTACACACCGATTAGCTTATATTAGTCTCATGAAACGTTTTATCTTACTTGCCTTCTTACTTCTGAGCGCAGCCTTCGCCACCCAGGCCGGCACGCCAGGCTTTAGCCAAGAAGAAGGCCCTGTAATTTCCATAGTGGAAGACGCAGGCAGCGATTTTTACGCGGTTGACGCTGTAACAACTAATACCGACGTAGCCCTAAGCGCACAGGGCCAGGAGTTGCGCAGAATTCAAAAACATAAGGTTTCTAAATATGTCCCTACCTACTGCAATACGTTTGTATGGTATAGGGACTTTGGAAATTAAAGCACAACCAAAAGAGAGGGGGCAGCGTTCAACTTGTGCACAGGTGGCTGCCCCCCAAGAGACAGCCCGCCGAAAGCGGGCTTTTTTCATTTCACACCCTTTTTATGTAGCTTTGGGGTATCATATCCGAAAAACCATTTTGTAAATGTATAAATGGGTTTAAATAAGGCAATAAGTGACCCCGCAGCACAATTAGACTTCCCTATCCGTAAAGGGGTCAAGCTCGACAAGACATTAACAGCCAAGGACGGTAACGACGTCAATTACGATTTTACAGGCCACACCGCCACTTTTAAACTATACGACAAGCCAGGGGGCACTGAGGTAAGCGGAATTAACGCCACGGTAACCTTAACGAGCGGATCTATCCAGATTGAGATAATAGCCTCAGAAACCGATACGCTGGACATTGACGAGTATTATGGGGAACTGGAAATAAATGACGGCACCGACCCCTATATTTGGACATCTGGTATATGCCCGGTTTACGAGGGAATCAACCCCTACACGCAGGAAAGTACAAGCCTTACCATTTCCCCAGGTGGCAACACGGTAAACCTTACCATAAGCACCACGGGTGGAGCCTCAAGCTTATCGGAACTGTCAGACGTTACCAGCGCGGCGACAAATAACGGCTTTGCCTTAATAGCCGACGGGTCAAAGTATGTAGGCAGGGCCATTGTGGAGGCCGATATATCCAACTTTGGCAGCTACGCGAACGCAAGCCACACGCACATGGAAAGCGACATTAGTGACCTGGGAAACTACCTGTCGGTGGATGCAGGGTCCTACACAGTCACGCCAGCATGGACACTCAATGGGGGCGACGATATATCCCAAAGCTACCAGGCTGCCGACGTATGGCAGATTGAAGGCACTTGGAATAATGGGGGGTCCAGTTATGGGCGGGTGAAAGTTTTAGGCCAGGACTCCAACGCCACGAACTGGGGTATTATTATTGATGTTAACGACGCCACCAATGGGCAAGCCTTCCTTAAGTGGAACGAGTCCAGCACAACATTTACCGACACGAGATCCACAACCCGTGGGATAGAGTATGGGGGCGACTATTCGGCAGGATTCCAAACCCATACCCTGGTAACCAAAGACTGGACAGAATCAAACTTTTTAGGATTGTCAGGCGGAACGCTTACCGGCAATGTCACCTTTTCTACCGCTGATACCGAGTTAAGGTGGGTAGACTCAGACGAAAGCCTGCGAGTGAACTCCTCAGGGCAGTTTGTTTTTAAGGTGGCAGGTAGCGACAGGGTTAATATCAATAGCTCTTACGTGGCCATTACGTCCACCGGCGCAGCCTACATGCGAAGAAGCCCCAGCGCGACCCGTATGGCCTTTGGGTTCTTTGGGGACGACGGCACAGGGTGGCGAAGAAGTGCTGCTGGAACCTTCCACGGCTATAGCGACAGCACGATAGCCAACCGCCAGATAGTTACGATCGCAAATGATGGGTTTTATGTGGACAACGGGATATTAAAGCTTCCCACCTACACAGTGGCAACCCTACCTACAGCTGTGGCACAGGGAGTAATATACGTAAGTGATGAAACAGGAGGGGCCACTATGGCCTTCTCAGACGGTACAAGCTGGTACCGAGTACAAGACAGAGCAGTAGTTAGTTAAACGATAAAAAATATGGACTTAGTAATACCCAATGCATTTGCCGACGACAAGCTAGAGTACATGATAGAACTTTGGTCCGACGGCTATACCGAGTACCTGGAAGATGTGGACACAGAGAACGAAGAAGAAGCCGCGCTTGCTGCAGCCGAAGAGCGGGAGGCTGAGGTAAAAATACCCATGGAGGTAAAAGACTTTGCCGTCATGAAGGTTAGAAACTATTTGCACGCCGAAACTGACAACAAGCACCGCAAGAAGCTTGCACGTGAGGGGGCCAAATTTGAAAGCCACTAGAGATGAGCAACGGAGCAAAGAACGGCCATAAGTCGAAGAGCGTAGGGGCAAAGCTCAAAAAAATATCTATCCCCCAGGTGAAGCTTATCGTGCCCATGCCCAAAGCGTGGTATGAGGAATTTAGGGAACTATCTGGCCACACCAAGGAAGAGATAGTGCAAAATATTCAGCAGGTGCTAAAAAATAAGATGAAGGAGCTGAAGCTTCAGAAGGTAGCCCAGGATGCGGTAGACCAAGCGCAAGAAAAGGTAGAAAAAGCAAACGACTGGTAGTCTTTCAGGTATGAATGATGTGCCACTACTGATATTTTTAAAACAACAGGCACCGTTCATGGTGTACCTGGATATCCCGCATGCCCCAGATTTTAGCGACCCCGAAACAATAGATCCCACAGATACGAACATTACAACGCCGGATCTGAATGGTAAAACGGACCTTATCCTGGGTGCAGGCGTGCACACACCCAACATTACGCTTACCAACCTTATAGGGACAGAGGAAACACCCATACGAGTAAAGGGTGCTGCATACAATCCAAGGGTTACCGAAGTGGGCAGCGACGACCTGGCGGCGTCAGCCATGCACGTAAGCGGTTGCGAGTGGGTGGAGATCTACGACATATTTTTTAGGCAGGGCCACAGCCTCAAGCATCAGTCCAACTCTGAAAATATCCTGTTTCAAAATATCATCTTTGACGGCGAGGAGAATGTTAACGGGTTTGCGGGCTTTATGTCAAAAACCGACGGCGGGGGAGGCACAGTTACCCCCTATCTAGTGGTGGGCAGCTTTTCATTTCTAAAAAATACCGACGGAGAGGGGATATACATAGGGGAAACGACAGGAACGACATTTCACAATATTGCCAGGGTAAACCTATTCCACATAGGGGGCTTTAATTTTGGGTGGGACTGCTGCCAGTTTATCCACGTAACCGATGTGGATGTATACAACCTCACCTTACTAGAGGGGGCAAGGCTGGACGAAACCAACCAAAACAGGAACCTGCAGTTTATTGACTCCAAAGGGACGGTAAAAAACTCCTTTTTCTCAACGCTCGGAACAGTAGGCACTGTGTACTGCGCTTTCGGGAAGGCCGACAATTACACGTTTAAGAACTGCTATTTTGAGGGGCAAGATCTTGCAGCCATCTTTACTGGTGCTGCTGAATCTTGGTGGAGCGTTTCCACAAACAAGGGCAATGGCACGGTAATCTATGATAGTTGCATACTAAAGATTACCTCAGCGGGAACATATGCTGCCCAGGTAACTATGGATTATGGGCACGTGATCATTAAGAACTGCCTTATCCTCAACACCCGCAGCCAGATATTTGACGATGGCAGGACCGACACCACCACATACAGCCTTATAGATGGGGGCGGCAATCAGTTTGTAGCCAGCGGACATCCGGCAATGAACCCTACCTTTGACGATGAGAAAAAGGTGACAAGCGTCTACCATTACCGCAGGGCTATGGGGTGGAGAACGCCTATCGAGGGAAAATATCCCACTATAGGCACAGCAACAATTACAGGAACAGCCGAAATAGGGCAAACGCTCACCGCTTCGGCCAGCGACCTTAATGCAGGCGGTGGCCTTGCTGTTACGGGATACCTTTACCAGTGGTACCGTTCCGACGATGCCAGCGGCACAAACAGGACGCTGATACCAAACAACGCTCAAAGCAAAACTTATGAGGTGGTTTCCGGTGACGGTGGGAAATTCTTGGATGTAGAAATACAAGCCATAAACGATGTTGACCTTGCTGGCGACGCCACCATGAGCGCAAAGACCGCCCAGGTACCCGCAGGGGCTTCTGCAAACATACATATTGGGTTTGGGGATTACTCAGGATCCAGTGGAGATCCTACACCACTAGCGCCCGCCTCAGCAATAAACAACTGCAACATCCAGAATGGTAGCAACGGGGCAATTGCCGACTTGGTAGACATTAACGGCGACCCTACAGGCATAGGCTTTGAGGTAGACAACCACGCCGTAATAAGCGGAGGGTCAAACGGAACATCTGGGGACACGGCCCTATTTACCGCTCAGACGAAGCAGTATTATCAAAGTGAGGCATTTACCTCAAATGTGGTAACTTACAGGTTTACAGGTCTTAATGATGCAGACACCTTTACCATAAGATGCCTGCACAATATTTCCTCAGGGGGAGCCACAAATAGGGGGATTACCGTAAGAGCTGGCGGATCGGACGTTACCAACTCACCCGACGGAACCTACACAGTCCAGGCGAAGAATAACGAAACGGAGGAAGTTCTTACGGGACTTACTACCGATGGGGCAGGAAATTTGGAGATAGAATGGCAGCCAAAAGACACGGGCAATAATGCAGTATTTAACGCACTGGAATTTGAAATAGAATGATAGAGGCAAGCCAAATATATATGACAATTATTGGCCTTCTTTTAGGGTGCATAGGCTGGCTGATTACCCATATAATCGTTACGCGCGGCAAATACTTTAGAAACATCAATGAGGCGCAGAAAAAGGGATTTAAGGAGGTCACAGAAGAATGGAAGCGCGAAATAGCTGCCAGTCGAAAGGGTCACGAGATGGCCGTAAAGGGCCTTATGGAAATGATCGAAAAGCGCGACGAGCGCTGGCAGGAGCAGTTTAAAATGTTAGAGCAGCGTACTTATGAGCACGGAATCGAAATAGCAGGACTACGAAACAAATGAAAATAGGAGCTTTTGAAATAAAATTTACCAGGCGCAAGAACACCAACAACGCCAATGTGGATAGCCCTGAGTTCTGGCGCGCAATGATGGACGGGCTGGCCAAGCTGGCCACACCCATAGGAGCCACCAACGAGGTATATATTACCGACGGCTACTGCTACAACCCCACCGTATATGCCTGCGTCAACTACATAGCCGGCAAAATTGCTGGCCTGGAATGGCAGCTGTTTGAAGTGAAGGACGAAAAAGCCCTAAAGAGGTACAAGGCAGCCGTGGAGGCTGGAAACAATATGAACGTCTCCAAGTTCAAAAGCCAGGCACTCGAAGAGGTGGACGGCGAGCACGACCTACTTAAGCTTATCAAGCGGCCCAACCCTCTGCAGGGCAAGCAGGAATACTTCATGCAGCTTGTAGGGCACGAACTCATAACCGGCAATACGTACATGCTGAAGGCGGGACCCGATAACGGGGTAAACGCAGGCATACCTAAGCAGCTATATGTTTTGCCCTCACAGATTACCACCCTGAAACTGGGAACAGCCACCCAGCCCATAGAGGGCTATTACGTGCAAAATGGTGAGGAGCAGGTGCGCTTTGACCCTGCAGACATCTGCCATCTTAAGATGTGGAACCCTGGGGGTATGAGCTTTAACAGCGCAGAAAACTTTTACGGCATGAGCCCCATAAAAGCGGGTCGCAACACCATAAGCGTGGACAACGACGGCATGCTGGCACTAATGACCATGTCTCGCAATATGGGCGTAAACGGCATGCTGGCACTCAAAGACCAGACGCCCGGATTTAAGTTCGACGAGAAGAAAGCCCGCGAACTGGAAAACAAGTACTACCAGAAATACGGCACCCCTAAAAATGCGGGCAGGCTATGGGTAACACCAGGAATATGGGAGTGGCACCAGATAGGCATGAGCCCTGTAGACCTGGGAATACTTCAAGCGGGCGTTACCAACATGCGCAACATCTGCAACCTGTACAACCTTAATAGTTCGATCTTTAACGACCCCGACAATAAGGTGCACAACACCATGAAGGAGGCCAAAAAATCTGCGTGGCACGATGCCTGCGCACCCCATGCCAACAACCTACGGGATGAGATGAACCGCTTTCTTGTGCCCCCATTTGAGGAAAGGGACAAGAAGGATTACTACCTCACCTACGACGAGCTGGCCATTATGGAAATCCAGGAGGACCTTGAAAAGCTGGTATCTATAGCTAAGGACGCCCACATGCTTACCCCCGACGAGCAGCGCGCAATGTTGGGACACGGCGCACTGGCCGATGAGTTCCCCGCAATGGGAGTGCCCCACATGCCTGCAAATCTTATCAGAGTAGACGAAGTTGACCCAGAACCGGAAGAATAGGACCCACTGGAAGCGCATCGACAGGACGCGGGAAAACTTTATAAGGCGCTTTACTGTTCGTTTCACCATAGCCATAAACAAGGCAGGCAGGCCCCTACGTGACGCTGTGAAGAACGCAGGGAGCATAGAGGAGATTACGGGCGCCCTAGCACAAACACCCTTCAACAATGACCCGCTACTAAGCGAGATGGACAAGCTCTACCGCATTGTGGGTACCTTCTTTGTGGACGCGGTGGTGGAGGATCTTAAAAGTGAAGGTATGAACATGGAGCGGAAGGAGGTGCTGGACGTCAGCAACGAGCAGTTGGTAATGGAAATTGTGGACTATATACGCAGGGAAGGAGCGACAAAAGTTACCAGCATTACTGCCACCATACGCTCTATGATTCAATCGGAACTGGAAAAGGGCGTAGAAAAAGGGCTGGGCATAGATGAAATAAAGCGCAACCTACGTAAGCGGTGGAACACCCTAAGCCACTCCCGCGGAAAAATGATAGCCCGCACCGAGGTAATGACCGCCAGCAGCCAGGCAAGTGACGTAGGAGCCAAGGGAATAATGGACACTACCGGACTACGCTTGCGTAAGATATGGCTGGCCACACCGATAGGGAAGTACAGAACTAACCATCTGGCCCTTGACGGTAAGGGGGTGGCTTTTGAAAGCACGTTTAATGTGGGTGGAGGTGTAGAGATGAAGCACCCTCACGACCCTACAGCGCCAGCGGGTGAAATAATCAATTGCCGCTGCTCCATAAGATATATGCCGCTTAGACCTTGACAACAGGTAACTATTGGCCTATTTTTATTCCAATGAAAACATATCTGAAAAACTTTAAATGTGCTGCACTACTTCTGCTGGCTGTGTGTATATGGACAGCAGGAATACTCGCCACCGCCATGCTTATGCCCTCGGAGCCTAAAGGGTGGCAAATAGTTCTATTCAGCGTTTACCTGTTCCTGTTTTTGTGCGGCACCGTAGCGGGCACAATAACCTTAGAACCTAGGGATCCATGTCGAAACCGTCCAAAAAGGCCAGGCTATTCTTCAAAGAAATAGCCAAGAAGCTGCCCCTTACCACCACCGACAGCCAGTATGACGAGGTATACACCGGCGAAGTGCTTAAGCTTGCTGGGCACACCGAGATTGACGGGAAGCCCATAGAGGACGAGAAAAAGTACCTGGTGCCCAACCTGTTACTTATCGAGGACAGGCACGTGAGAAGGATGCGCAGGCGATACAAGAAGTACGGCAAAAAGGGCGTAGTAAAATACCTTATGGAGTTCATGAAGGAGGATAGCCGCTCCTGGGTAGTTGCCAATGTGGACAAATTTTGTAATTAACGATAGTTTGTTATAGCTTTGTGGTAATCCATTCGAAAGATATACTACAACGATGAAGTGAATCTTTTAAAATTTGGCCATGACATAGCCAATTCAGTTAAAGACGTTGACGTACAGAACCGTAAAGTTGATGTCTACCTTGCCCACTTCGATAGTATAGACTCAGACAACGAATTTTTTTCCAAGGGCGCATTCACCAAATCCATTCAGGAAAACGGACCTAACAGCGAGAAAAAGCGCATAAAGCACCTTATGCAGCACGACACCTGGCGGCCTGTGGGCACCTACGATGAGCTCAAGGAAGATAGCATAGGATTACGTGCAGTAATCAACATCCCCGACACAACCGAGGGGGTGAACCTAGTAAAAAATTATGAAGCCGGCGTATTTAGTGAGCACTCCATAGGCTTTGGATTTATCAAAGACAAGTACAAGCTCCACGAGGATGGGGTGGGCGAGTTTTTGGAAGTAAAGCTTTTTGAGGGTTCCACCGTCACCTGGGGGGCCAACGCCAACACGCCGGTAAACGATATCAAGAGCCTTAAGAGCGAGGACGTACTGCTACTTATGGGAAATGTGCAGCACGCTATCAAGCGCGGCACCTTTTCCGACAGTATGTTTGTCGAACTCTATAAACTCTTAGATGAATTGCAGCTACATATTAAGTCACTGGAAATTGACGGAGCCGGGTTTGAAAAGTCCACTTCTGATTTGTCAGCCGAAGAAATGATAGAAGCAATCAAATGCAACATTGATTTTTAATTCTTACCATTAATTGAAATGACACCAGAAGAAATAAAAAAGGAAATTGAACAGATCTCGGAAGGAATCGACGAGCGCATAAAAGCCACCGAGGACATGGTGAAAAGCGGCGAGGGAATTACCGAGGGGATTAAAGAGCAGATTACTGAACTGGTAGAGAAGTTTGAGAAGAAGCAGGAGCAGTTAGACCAGTTGGAGGCTTCACTGAAGAAGTTTGGAACGCCAGCCCAGAACCTTAAAACGTTCGGGGATCTACTGAAGGAAAGCCTGGAAGGGTCGGACCAGTGGAAAGCGAAGAAGCGAGGAGTATTTAACCTTAAGGCCCCGGCCACGATGCTGGAAAGCTCCCACCTCACAGGGGATGTAGTGGAGCCAGACAGGGTACCAGGGATCTACAAGGACCCCGAGCGCAACGTTCGGATAAGGTCGTTAATACCTACTACGCCCACAAAGTCCAACAGCATTAGGTTTATTCAGGAGCAGAACTACGAAGATGGAGCGGCCACCACATCAGAGGGTGCGCAGTTTACGCAGTCTGATTTCGATCTTGCCGAGGTCAGCGTACAAGTTGAGAAAATCGCCACCTACTTCAAGTGCTCTAACGAGCTGCTAGAAGATATTCCTGGCCTGGCTGGCTATATCGGACAGCGAGGAGGCGCGAAGCTCAAGCAAAAGGAAGATACGCAGATCTTGCACGGTGATGGGTCAAGCCCTAACCTGGACGGACTGGTAACGCAGGCTACCGCCTTCTCCACCTCCACAAGCGTAACTGAAGGACATTTGCTAGACGTTCTAGCCCTTGCCGTATCGCAGGCTAAGATTGCAGAATACATGCCTACGGCCATTATCTGTAACCCTGCGGACACTGAGGGTATTTATGTTGCTAAGGACGGCGATAAGAGGTATTTGCACCCATGGACATACACCAACAGCCCTATTACTGTTATGGGTGTGCCCGTGATCGAGTCTACGGCCATTACCGCTGACAACTTCCTTGTAGGAGACTTCAGGCGCGCATGCCAGCTCTTTGACAAGCGACAGCTTCAAGTAGAGTTTACCGACAGCAACGAGGATGACTTCGAGAAGGATCTTGTTACTATCCGGGTTAGTGAAAGGCTGGCTCTGGCGGTATACAATACCACGTCATTTATTACCGGGGTTATCTCTACTCAAATCGGTAATATTACCCTAAGCTAAGGCTAGGCCCAGGCTTTTGATAAAAGTACATTTTCAGAAGGGGCGGGGCCAAAGCAACCCTGCCCCTTTTTTGTATAACTCTAAAGAATTAAAGAAAATGGCAGAAGCTAAGAAATTTAAATGCGGCAGGCCCTTGGAAACGAGCAGCAAAAGCTACAAGGTGGGCGATCAAATCCTTGCCAAAGATGTGAAGAACTACAGTAAAGGAAAACTTGCGCACTTTGTTGAGCGCGGGATACTTGTTCCTGTAGCGGTGAAGAAGAAAAAGAAGAAATAGCCTTAAGCTATGAGCATCTTAAAATTTGACTTTTATGTACCCTTCTACTCCGATGTGGTGGAGGACACCGCCCCAGCAGGGGAACCCATCACTAAGAGTGAGGCCAAAGCCTACGTGGGCATAAAGCACGATGATCACGACGACATAGTGCTGCTAAAGATTGAGGCCGCACGTCGCATTGTGGAGAAGGAGATAAACAAGTCAATCATTAACAGGGTGCTCATAGCTAAGTTTATGGGCTACGAGACGGAGCACCCCCTACCCCTGGGACCGGTAACAGCCATTAACAGCGTTAAGCGAGTGGTAAATGCCGTAGAAACTACCCTTACTGAGGGTACCGACTACCGCGTACAGGGTTACCAGTACGACAAAATGATTAAGGTAAACAAGTTCTACAATATCAGCGGCCTATACATGCCTGAGATCCACGTAAACTACAATGCGGGCATGGGTGCCGACAGCGACAACATCCGGGCGGACGTTAAGGATGCCGTGCTGGAAACCTTTAAGGAGCTTTGGAATGCCCGTGACGACTTCGAGGACCAGAAAACACTACCCCCCGCCACAGAGAAGGTTAAGCGCATGCTTTCCGACCTTTACGACTACGGGCTATAATTATGAATGATAAGGCAGTTTTCACAGAAACGACAGGCACCGCAGACGGCTACGGCGGGCAGACTGCCACCGATAAGGTCATAGAAACCATGTACGGCCACCTGACCGACGAGGAGGTGAAGGAGGAGGAGGGCCAAAATGTGGGCATGGTAATGTTTAGTGCCAGGAAGCGACCCTGGACAAGCTGGTTGAAAAAGCTAAAAAGCATGAAGGTGCGCTTTAATGATGACAGCGACAAGGTTTACCACCTCAGGGAATACAAGATAAAGGGCAGGCGTATAATCTTTAAATGCTACCGCAATGAGTAAGGTGAGCGTGACCATAAGGACCAATGCGGCCATGAAAAGGCTAATGGCGGGCATGCCTGACGTTTTACCTAAGATAAGGGTGGAAGTTAACCGAACCGCGTTGTTGGTACATGGGGAGGCTAGAAAGCGGGCGCCTGTGCGTACCGGACGCCTGCGGGCTTCCACCACCCCCCACACAAACCTGCCAGACATGACAGCAGAAGTAAGGGTACATGTCAACTACGCGATATACAACGAGGCGAGGAAGGCATTTTTAAAACCTTCAGCAGACAAGTACCGCCGGGCCTTTGTTCAGGAGATTAAAAATATACTGACAGGAAGATGAAGGAGCCAGGCAAATACATAAGGAAACAGATAGCCACGGCGCTGGCCAGCATAACCTACAACAGCGTGGCGGTGCCCTTCTATGATCATCCTACCGACGATAGCAACACCACCCACCATATATTTGTCAGCAACTACAGCGCCCAGCAGAATCATGTGAAGGACGCCAACCTTTACCAGGTAAGTGTGTCGCTCACGGTGTCCACCTTTTTCGACACCCCCAACATTGCACAGCAGTTGATAGCCGATACGATCGCCGACAGCGTGCTTACCGCCCTGGCCACCGATTTAGATTTGTCGCCAGATTTCGATAATATTGTACAACTGTTTAACGCCTCCTTTGATGCCAAGGGCAAGCGGGGAAAAATGGTTGAGTATGCGAAAGTATTGCAGTATGAGTTTACAGTAGAAGAACTTTAACGAATGTCAACAGTTATGGCAACATTAAAAGAATACCGAGTAATTAAAGATTACACCACCGAGGACGGCAAGAGGACCTACCGGAAAGGTACCGCTGGAATGATGCGGGGCGAAAGGTTGGAGGAGCTTCTAAAGGCCAAGGTGATTAAACCCGTATATGTTGTGGACGACAAAGACCTGGAAGAAATGGTAAAGCCTCAGGAAGAGGAGCCTAAAAAAAGGAAAGTAAGACCAAGCGCACCACCAAGGAGGCTAAAAATCTTGAGGGGCGCCAGACCAAAGAAGAACATTAACCAAATCCGAAACACTTAACTTTAAAAAACAATGACTAAAGTTAATGGCCAGCTAATGGCGGTAGATGTGGATGGGGACGACATAGGGTCTACCCGTTCATGTACTCTAACCATTAACCAAGCTACCGAGGACATTACCACCAAAGATAGCGGTTACTGGGAAGAGCATATGGCTACACTCAAAAATGCGAATGTAGCCTTTAACGGGTTGAAGGACCCAGCGAACACGTACAATGCTGAAGAACTCCTGGACTTGATCCTGGACAACACCAACAGTTCTACAGTGCTGTTTCAACCGGCCAGCCCGGTTACTAATGATGTGCTTTTGTCGATGACAGCCACTTTAGAAAGTCACGAGGAAGTAGCGGACAATATGGTGCCCGTTGCTATCTCCGGTAATTTTAAGTGTAACGGTCAGCCCACCAAAACGGTGCAGACCTAATGGACAAAACAGTTGTAAAGCTAGGTGGCGTCAAAAGAACCATAAACTATGGTATATATACTTTTTGGCGCTACGATCAGGACCACGAGGAGGGCGCAGCGCTCGGCCTCATAGGTAACGTGATGACAGCCACAATAGAGCTTACCTTCTACGGGCTTACCGACCCCGATTTGATGGAGGCTAACGAATTACCGGAGGATTTCGATAAGGGAACCGTGGCCAAGTGGTTAAACGATCCTAAAACGCTGGAAGAGTGCGCAGTGCACTTATTTGAAAGCGTAAAGGAGCAGACGGCCGTTTACAATGGGGAGAAGCTGAAGAAGAAGCTGCAGGGGATAATTCAAACCGTGGTAAGCGAGAAGACGCCTTCAACTGGGGGCAGTTAATACGCACCGCAGCGCGGTACGGCCTAACCTGGGACCAGTTAAAAGCCATGAGCTGGTATACTTACCGGCTTTATTGGGAAGGTCGCGAAATGGCCATGGAGCTAGAAGTAGAGGAGCCAGCACGTAAGCTGCTGGGAGCCATACTTAGGGTGGAGAAGGAGGCCGACCTATTGCAGGCTTGGCCGCTGAGGTTGGACAGCTATAGAAAAGCTTTCCGCAGCACCATAGGCAGCTCGCAGGCATACATCCCGGAGATGACCCCGGAGGAGTGGTACGAGCATAGAATGAAGCTATACAGGCAGAAAAAGAAGGCAGGGCTTAAGGCCAACAAGCCGAAGAAGCCGAAAGGAATATGAGCACAGAAGTAGCCAACATACACGCACAAGTAAAGGCCGAGGTCGCCGACTATATGCGCAAAATGAAGGGCGTGCAAACGGCTACGAATAAAACTATGTTCTCCATGAACTCCCTGAAGAAGGCCGCCGGGGCACTGGGGCTAACCATGGGGGCAGCACTCGCCGGAACCCTTGTAAAAAACGCCGTAACCAGCATTGCCCGCTTTGAAAAGTCCATGTCGGACGTGGAGGCCGTCGCGGGAGCCACAGACGAGGAGTTGGAGGATCTGCGCAAGAACGCTCTTAAGCTGGGGGGCAGCACCAAGTTTACAGCCGTACAGGTAGCCCAACTGAGCAAGGAACTGGCAAAGCTCGGTTTTGTAAGTAAAGAAATTACTGCCAGTAGTAAGGCCATACTCGACCTGGCAGCAGCCACCGACACCGAACTGGCGCACGCAGCGGCAGTGGCCGGTACCACACTCAGGAGTTTCGAGCTAAGGGCCAGCGACATGACCAGGGTAACAGACGTTATGGCCGCCAGCTTTAGCAGGTCTGCCCTGGATATGGAGAAGTTTACCAACTCCATGAAGTTTGTAGCCCCAGTAGCTAAAAGTGCGGGGGTGGACATTGAATTTGCCACTGCCATGCTGGCCAAGCTTGCCGACGTAGGAATCTCTGGCAGCCTTGCCGGTACCTCCTTGCGTCGTATCCTTTTGGAGATGGCCAAAACAGGCAAGCCCGCTGGCGAAGCTTTCAGGGAGATAGCCACAAGAGGGATTACCTTGGAGGGCGCACTCGATGAGGTAGGCAGGAACGCCGTAACAGCTCTCAACGCCCTTTCCGGGATGGCCGGTGGTGTGGAGGAGCTGGCCACAGAACTGGACAATGTGAACGGCAAAACCGCTGAGATGGCCCGCGTAATGGAGGACAACCTTATAGGGGACTGGACAAAATTAGGAAGTGCGTGGGATGGAATGATACAGAAAGGGGGCGGCGTAAACACTGTGCTCCGCGCTATAGTGCAAAACCTTACTGAAATAGTACACATGGTAAGCGGCGAAGCGGGAGGTGCAGAAAGCCTTAAAACGTTTGGCCACATACTTGCAAACGTCGTCACACTGGGGGCCTTCCAGCTTAACAAGGAACTGTACGATTTAATATTTACCGAGGAGGAGGTACAAAAAAAGACCAACAAAACAAACAAAGCCCTCACCGAACAGCAGATGGCACTGCTCAATGTTGCTGAAGCTGGTGGTGGCATCCTCAAAACTAAGGAGCAAATCCAAGAGGAGACGGAAGCGGAGATAGCGGCCAACAAAAGATTGACCGACTCCCTAAAGGCCGAAGCCTCCTGGCGTGAACTCATTAACCAAGTGCTGGAAGAGCAAAACAGGCTACAGCAGCTTAACATTGACGGGCGCGCAGAAGCTGCCCAACAGTTCGCAGAAAGCCTTCCACTTCTGGAAGCATACGCCGAGGCTATAAAAACCACCACCGACGCGGTGTACGACTTTTCGGAAGGAGAGAGGGAAATGGCAGCCTCCCAGGAAAAGGCCGACGACGTGAGCGACGACATAATAGCCAAGAATAAAGCTATAGAGCGCAGTGAGGACCAGCGCGTAAAGAAGACACTCGACGCCGCCACACAAATAGGCATGGCCCTGCAGCTCGAAAGTGATGAGCGTAAACGGGTGGTATCCGAAATACTGAAGGCCAACGCCGCGCAGATTATAAGCGACCTTATAGCCAGCGCTGTAAGGGGGCTACCCTTTCCGGCCAATATTATTGCTGCCGCAGGAGCAGGAACAGCAGCGGGGCTTCTACTCAACCAGATCCCGGCCTTCGCAGAGGGCGCAGTTATCAAGGGGCCTACCCTGGGAATGATGGGCGAATACCCTGGGGCAAATACTAACCCTGAGGTGGTAGGCAAGCTTTCCGACCTTAAGAAAATGGGAGGTGTCGGCGGCGGTGTTACCATTGTGGTCGATGGATTTGTGGGGGATGAAATAACGCTGGGCAAAGAAATTGAACGGATACTTGAGCGCCGAGTACAATTAACTTCTTAATTTTAGCCTATGGCCTTTGCTGTTAAATACAGGATGGAGTTCACCGAGCGAAAAAGCCAAAACGGCTACACTCCCATCGACTGGAAAATTGAACTATCAAAAGACGGATATGTAGGAAGCGTCACCGACCTGGATGGATACGGTACCAGCCCCTTTAAGATTGAATGGAAGGGGGAGACGGCCGACAAGTACGGGTGGAAGAAGAGCGAGGGAATGATAAAGCCCAGCTTTGTAAAACTGCTCATTAGATCCACAAGCCTGCAGTTTGTTGAGTTTATCACCGACACCGATGAGTACACCACAAAGGCTGAGGTATACAAAAACGGCTCCCTCTACTGGTCAGGGTATGTGAAGGGCGACAAATATACCGAACGCTGGGAGGTGGCCCACGACGTGCCCGTACTTATTGTGGCTACCGACGGGCTGGAAAAGCTCGCCCAGATGGACTACAAGGACACCAGCGGCAACTACTACAGCGGCCAGAAATCAGAGCTTACCATCCTACTGGATATTCTCAACCAGCTTAACCTGGACCTTGACCTGGCCGAGGCGGTCAACATGTACGAATATTCAATGAATAAGACCAGCTCCGACAGCCCACTGGATCAGCTAGACCTGAATAGCGAGTATTTCCGCGAAGGACAAGGGCAAAGGGTGAACCTCCAATTTATGAAGTGCGACCAGGTGGTAAAAGCTATACTGGCCAAGTATGGGGCGAGACTCATGCAAAATAATGGTCGCTGGGAGGTTCACCGCATAAATGAGCAGGACGGCACAAGCTACAACAGAAGGCTGTACAACAGTTCAGGAACCTATCAGAGCGTGGCAACCCTTTCCGGGGTGTCGCAGCTTGCCGGATACAGTGAGGGGGATACTATAGCCTTCAAGGGGTCCATGCAGATAGAAAAGGCCCTAAAAAAGGCAATAGTAAATTATGAGGGAGGCAGGGCCAACAACCTTATTATAGATGGTGGCTTTGAGGAGGTCAACTGGGAGACTTCCAGCGAGCTCCTGCGGTGGACAAAGAGCGACGCGTCGGTAGTGCTGAGTAAGACGGCAAGCCCACTGGATAGCCACAACGGCTTTACAAACTACGCCTGCCAGATTACAAGCGTGGCAGCCACAACGGGAGCGGCCGAACATATTGAAAGTGAGGGGCAGGCGGTGAAAAAAGATAGCACGCTGTTCTTCTCACTAGCCTACAAGGTGGTAACATCTGCGGGCAGCGGCACCCTTCCCCAAATAGGGTACCGCATCCAGCTTGAAACAGTCAACGAATTTGGAGCGCCCGTGAGCTATGGGTACAACGGCTCAGGAAGCTTTACGGTGGGTACCAATATCCAGTGGGTTTCTGTGCCCGATGCCAGCGCCCTGGGACAGTGGCTCGACATAGAGCTTTCAAACATTAATATTCCCGAAGATGGCATACTAAGCCTGCACCTTTACGAGTGCGTAAACAATGGGTACACCGTTACAGGCGTGCACTACGACAGGTGCATAGGGGAAATAGAAAGCGGGGACGTGCTGGCAGAAGCCTTTGAAATGATCGCCGAAAGCGCAGACGGGTATAGCAAGGAAATAAATATAGACCTTATCCTGGGAGACAAGGGCACCTATTCGGAGCACATCTACAAGAACAGCATACGCAGCTTTTTGGAGGCCAGGATACAGGAATCAATACTTATCCCCACTACCGACTATATTACCCTGGACATAGCCGGCACAACAAGAACATACACCGTGGCAGCCTCCTATGGTGGCCTGGGCTCCCGCACATGGACAACGGTAGCGGAGCTTATTGCCGAAATTGATAACGACGACGGCAGCAACTACTACAGCGTGTGGGAAGTGTCAGCCGGTGGAGGAAACAAGGACCTGTTTATCCTGGCAGAAAATTGGGAGGCCGACACAGGCGGCACGCACGACTTTGGAACAGTTAGTGTGGGATCTGGTAGAATATCAGTAACCACACAAAACGACAATACCGACCCTGCCAGCCTTACAGCCCAGTATGATAATGCGCGCATGGAGGTGGGTGGAGAGCATACAGGGAAATGGACCACCGACGGCGGCACGACCTACGACAATATTATTGATATACTACTGCAAACGGTCATGAACGACCACAAGCGCAACACCTACAGGATGCGCGGTAAGATCTATGACTTTATGGACGAGATAAATATGGCCAGTGTGGTGGAGGATCAGAACCATAATAGTGGCAAGTACTTGCTTATGATGGGGGGCACATATGACCTGCTCAGGGGTGTTTGGGATGTGGAACTAGCAGAGATTACCAGCGCCACGAACAGTATAACAGAATCAAAAGAACCAATTGCAACATAAAATCGAAAAACTATGAAAAGCGCACTATTAGCACTCGTAATTCTTGGACTACTGGCAGCCGCCTGGTTTGGTGGGGGCAAGTGGAAGGAAGACCAGATTAAAAGGAAGAACGGAGGGAAATTACCGCACGAGTAATGGACATCTTTATTCTGCAATTGCCGTGGGTGGTCGAAATGATACACGACCTGTACTATATTATCCGTAAGCGGAAACACCCTAATAAGCATGTAGGCGTAGTTATAAGGGTTGTAGTATCAGTAATAGCTAGCCTTTGGTACTTGTCCACCGTTCAGAAAATGCCGGTAACCCTAGGGCCGGTCACTTCGCTGGCTTACTGCCTTATCCTTTGCTGGGCCTTTCACTTCTCATTTTTCAATTACACCATGAATATAATCAGGGGTAAAAAGCTATTCCACCTGAACGACGGACCGGTAGATAGTTTCGAAAAGCGAATGTTTCCGCCTGAGGTGTGGTTAATAGTCCGTATAGTTGTTTTGGGGCTATCTGTTTACATGTTTTACGCAACACCATCATATTATGGGATTTGAATACAATGATATTTTCAAAGAGGGAAGAATACTAACAGTAGACTTTCCCCAGGACCAGTACATACAGGAGCAGTACGAAAAGAAAATGATCGTCCTGCACCACACTGCAGGCTGGGACAATGCCCGCGGTATGTTTGACTGGTGGGCATCCAACAAGCAAAGGGTGGCCACCTGCTGCGGTGTAGAAGATTCTGGCCTTATCGTCCAGGGGTTTAGCAGCAAGTACTACGGCTGGCATGTGAACGTGTGGAGCAGGCACAACCAACTGCCCGCTTACCTGAAAAACATACGGCGCCCCTCCTCCTACTACGAAAAGCACAGCATAGGCGTAGAGGTTACCAACTGGGGGCCACTACAGAGCCGTGGCGGTAAGTTGTATGCCTGGCCGAACGATTACGGCAGAAGCGGTAAGGGTGTTATTATAGATCCCGCAGTACACCCTGTAGTCGAGTATGAGGGCGACGGCTTCCGGGGACACAGGTTTTATGAAGCCTACACCGACAAGCAGATACAGACGCTCTACGACCTTTGTTATTTCTGGATGGGTAAATACAATATTCCGTTTACCTTCAAGGGGTGGACACATTTCTTTGACGTTAACAGGGAGGCTATCAGCGGGGCAAGGGGAATACATACCCACGCGGGATTTAGAACGGACAAGTTCGACCTACACCCTCAGCCAGAGCTTATTCAAATGCTTCAGGCGCTTTCTAATGCTGCTTAAAGCCCATGTGGGTATTACAGCAATTTGACTGGGGGCTGGGTAATTTCATAAACCTCACCCCCGCCATACGGGCTATAGCCGACAAGACAGGTGAAAGGGTGCCCGTATTCTTTTCCCAGGATTACGTAAAGCAGTGTTTTTTGGACTGTGACTTTATGGAGATCCTACCAGGGCACCCTGGGGGCCAGCCTGTCCTGCGGTCATCAATGATAAACAGGGACATGCCCGACTGGCAGTACGTTTACCTTATCGCTCAAAAGCTTTTTAAGTTATCTCCAACAATTCCCCACACCTATGTAGATAAGCTCGAACCACCAGAAGGATTGGGGGAATACGACGTAATAGTAAACGGCTGCTACACCGAGCAGCGACGCCATACCAAAGATCCCGGGCCGGTAGCTATGCGCTGGCTGGTGAACAGGGACAGGCAGCAGTATTTTGTGGGCAGCGAAAAGGACTGCATCAATTCAGCCTACCTAAACCTGCCCCAGGTAAGCGGAAATATTCGGGAATGCCTGAAATATATTAGCGGTGCGCGCTTTTTCTTTGGAAATGCAACGGGTTTTTACCATGTTGCTAATGCCCTACAAAAACAGGGATTGGTCCTATGGAAAGATTGCCACTGGGTTAAGAATGTAGGGCGGGGTGAAAGCGTTAAGCGTATAAGCCTCTATAATGAGAACATAGAACAATTGATAAAGGCATGGACGAGAGAATACTTAGAGCATTAAAAAGGCTTACAGGATGGGCTATTTTAGCTAATGCGGCCCTTGTTATGGGGAAGATATTACTATTTGCCGCTCAGAATCCTGAGTTAAACAGCTTTCAGATACTTGTGGCTAAGTGGCACCTTTACCTATATGCCATTTTTTGTGCTACCGTCGTTGCCTTTGCTTATGAAACTTTATTTGAAAAATAAAAACACATGAAAACTTTTGAAATTAGTGGACACACCTACATTCAAGACATGTTAGGCATAGTCCACCAGGTTAACGCTGAACCCTTTACCTACGACAAGGATTACATAGCGTGCTACGACAGTCCCGAATACGTGCGCAACTCGTTCAAACTTCAACACATCCGATATGATTTTATTGTAAAGGAACTGACCTCCGCACCATCAAACTACCGGTTTTTGGATTACGGCTTTGGTAATGGTCATTTTTTAATGCACGTACAGTCTAGCGCTGGGCTGGCTCCTATGGGCTATGATATCGGGGATTACGAAATACCGCTGGGTTGCGAGAAGTGGGACGGAAAAAAATCGTTTGATATACTCACCATGTGGGACGTGCTGGAACATATACCCGACTTACAAGACTTTTTTAATACGGTAATTTCAAAGTTTTGGCCTACCTACATATGCATAAGCCTACCAAAACCCCCGCTGGAATACGACGAAAGCGGCGAAAGGAACTTTTTACCCTGGGAGGATTGGCACCACCTGAAGCCTAACGAGCACCTGCACCACTTTAAGCCGTCAGCTTTAGTCGGTCTTATGGACGCGTGGGGTTACACATCAGTAAGGCAGGGGTCGCCTGAGGATGCGGTAAGACGACCCAAACAGGGGCAGGCATACAACATTTTCACGGGGTTATATAAAATTAGGCGGTGAGAGAAGGGTTTTACATAGCAAGTGCTGTGGCTATTATGCTGCTGCTTATTTTTGCCTTTTGGTGGTTCCCTTTCGAGGTTATACTATACTACACCGACTGCGACCCTGTAAACGTGTGGTCTATTGTGGTTTTCTGCTGCATGTTGGTTGCCATAGCTGTAGGCTTCTGGATAAGCAGGGCGGCTTCACGACAATCATTTGATGAGGGATTATGATAATTAAATTACCGCCAGGAATCGGCGACATATACTGGGTATTACAGAAGCTCAGTTCTACAGGTAGAAAATTCGACTACCAGATAGCCCAGGACCATACCCGCAGGGGAATACAGATATTCCAACTGTTCCCCCATACGGTCAATTCAGTAAAGTACGGTAGGTTTACCTCCCGCGACGTGCTGAACGGCTGCCCCGGATCTACTTCATGGGAGAAGATTAAAGGCAAAAGGGAGGTGTACCTGAGCGCCAACACCTGGGTAGACAGCGGCAACCGCATTGAAAACTGGATCCCAGACTTAGAGTTGCAGACAGATCTATGGAAGCACGCCGTAATTACTGAGCATGACGAGGAAAATGCCACAGACATAGCCGAAAGCCTAGACTACAATTACTGGGTAATAGCCCCCAGCAGCATACAGAATGCCAACAGGTCGGGCCTTTGGAATCAAGGGCTGTGGGCTAAGTTCTTAAAACACTTTCCCAGGAAAACAAAGTTTTTGTTTGTGGGTGCCGAGTACGACGAGGATATGATATTTAGCATAGCCCACCTGATAGGGGCGCGCCCTCATGAGTTTTGCATAGGGGAAAGTTTGGGAACGGTTAGCACCTTACTTTCCAGCGCTCAGGGGGTGATATGCAGGGCTTCAGGGCTGGGCATACTGTCTGAAAGTATGGCTACACGCACCTGTATGATGTATCCCATACACGAAAAGAAGCTTATCAAGAGCTTTGCAAGTAAGAAGCACATAGAAAACGGGCTGTACATTGGCACGACCCGGAAGACCACTACGGATTTATATAGAAGAATTACGCAGACATGGAAACAGTAGTTTATTACCAACGCTTTAAAACCTTTCAGCAGCGTTTCTTTGAAAAGGTAAAAAAGACTTCAGGGTGCTGGCTATGGGTGGGGACAAAAAATAAAAAGGGGTACGGCGGAATGAGGCTACACGGCAAAATGGAAAAAGCACACCGTGTAAGCTGGTTGATATTTTGGGGAGCGATACCTAAAGGCAAGCACGTTTTGCACCACTGCGACAATCCGGGCTGTGTGAATCCTACGCACCTATTTTTAGGGACGAACGCGGATAATATGAGAGACAAAACAAAGAAAGGTAGGCAGGCTAAAAAACTCACAGATGAGGAGGTTAAAGAGATTAGGCACATGCACAAAAGGGGAGTTGCCCAAAAAGTTATTGCTAAAACATACAACTGCGTCCCCTCTAATATTAGCTACATTGTGAATAACAAAACGCGCGTCTTATGAAGTTGGGGTGTGCCTATAGCGTATTCAACGGCGAAGAACTATTGCAGGCCAGTATAGAATGTATTAGGGATTACGTAGACCATGTGCATGTTTCCTACCAGCTAACCAGTAACCACGGCACAGAAGCAGATCCCAACCTGTTCGGGCTTATTATGGCCCTCAAAAAGCAGAAGCTTATAGACACGCTTCATTACTTTGTGCCTTTACCGAAGTGGACAGCGAAGCAAAACGAAGCCTTGAAGCGGGAACAGGCTAGGGATTTTTTACATAAAACAGGCTGCACCCATTTTATCAGTATGGACTGCGACGAGTTTTACGAGCCTGAAAGGTTTGAAGAGGCGAAGTTGTGGTGTATAGAACTGCAAGCACCAGCCACAGCGGTAGAGCTTCTAAGCTATTACAAAACACCTGAATACCAGCTTACCCCCAAAGAGTCGTACTACTGCCCTTTTATTTGCGAGATCGAGCAGGAGATAGATTTAAACAATACCTGGGACATCGTGGTAGATTCCAGCCGAAAGGCGGGCAATAACGACGCTGTAGTCATTCCCGAATTTATCTGTGAAATGCACCACATGAGCTACGTAAGAACAGACCTGCGCAGCAAACTGGAAAATGCCGCCAGCAAGCACGTATACGATGGTAAGGTGGACGATATTCTGTGGGACTTTGAAAACTGGGAGTACCCCGACCCTGTCAACTGGGCAGGCCAGTATAAACAGGTTAAGAAAATAAAGCCTATCTTTGTTCTATGACTAAGGTAATAATGACATGCAGTACAAAGCCCTACCTGGTTCAGGTAAGCCTTATTCCGCCTTGCGGCCATAAAAAGTGCGGCATGACCTTTGACTTATTTCTGAACTAATGAAGGATATAATAGTTAGAGATCTGGAAGATTGGGAGGATTAGACACACCTATAGAGCAAGTAGGCGACCTTATTGATAAGGTGGGCACCAACGCCGACAAGCTTACTGAGTCGGGGGAGGAGAGGCAGAAGGAATTAACCGAACGCCTCAAGATTGATATGGCCTCCGATAATAAGCTGAGCAAGTCTATACGGCCTATTTCGCTTATCTGGCTGCTCACCCTCTACACTTTACTGGCACTGCTTATATGTACGCTGCTTTATATGGATATTACCGTAGAGCCACTTTTATGGTTTTCCGGGGAGGTTACCGTGCTATTGGGTACTGTTTTGGGCTTTTACTTCAACTCCAAGAAAGCCGAAAGGGTGCAAGCTAAACGAGCTGCGGCGGCCATCGAGATCGAGCAGCAGAAGCAGAAGGCGGAAGTATCAGCAGAAAGGGAAAGGTCGAAATTTAACAAAAGAGTACTACGTCAAATTCGAAAGGGTAAACTTACCCCCGAACAAGGGGAAAGCCTTTTGAATGCAGATATTTGAGCACGAAATAATAGCAATGCTTTTCGGAGTTATTGTGGGGTCTATTATCAACTGGTCCCAGGAGCGTAATAAGAACAAACGACTTAAATTCAAAAAGTGGGCTTACGATTATTACGACGACGCCATTAAGGCCGCCGCTATCGGTCTGGCTGTAATTGTCTTTGACGATGAAATAATAGCTTGGACAGGTAGCGCATTCATAGAAAACATGGGGGACTTGCTTTACTTTTTTGCTGGGCTGGGGCGCGAAGGTTTTCTTTACATCAAAGACCGTTTTCTTTCTTTCAATTCAAAAAAATAGGGTAGCTTTACCCTTGAAACACTTCTATTACGTGACCGGTCCTGGTCACAGTCTTTAGAAATTGTTTTTGTTCGACCCCGGTTATGATCTCGTTTCCGGGGTTTTTTGTTTCACGTGGAACGTAAATAAATACACCGAGTATTTGGAATATTTCTGATAGTTTCGTAACTATGTAGTGAACAAAAACAATTTCAAGCAATGAGTACCATCACAAATAGCATTACTTGGCATGAGGTTACAGTTATTGACGTTGAGGAGATCCTGCCCGACGTTGTAGGTAAAGTCGATTTTGAGCTTATCACCCCAAACCCATGGGAGGGCAGCAAGCCGGAAATAGTGGTAACCCACGTAGACGATAACCTGAAAGTATACGGCGACTGGGCCGACCAGATTACCGAGCAAATACTGGAAGAGTACCCCGAAGGCGAAATGTCCCCGTTTGTACGCCTTACTTAAAGCCTCCTGCGCTAACGGGGTGCTATATGTATCAACACATCACATCAAACTTTGATCGCTTAAAACGAAAATAAATGAACTTACAAGGAAATTTACGGGTGGCTATATTTACAGCACCAGGTGCCAATGGCGCACAAGAAAAGGTTAACGACTGGCTGAGAAACAATCATGTTAGTATTGGTTCGATTCAGATCTCAAGCACTGAGGCGGTAACAGAGGTTTTAATTACATACCAAAAGAAAAGCTCATGACTCAAGAACAAAAGACACTAGCAGAACTTAAGAAGCTTCACAAGGAACTGCGCGAGAAAAGCATGGGGGGCGACCTTCAGGCCACTATCAAAATAATCAGCGTGGACGACTGCATAAAGGTGCTTCAAGCTGGCAAAAGCGGTAAGAAACTAATTGTAAAACTTTAGCGCAGATAAATGGAAAACGAAAAAATAATAGTAAAGAATGTGCCGCTGCCTGAGAGCGTGGTAAATCGTATCAACATAGCCGCCGCTGAGGCTGGCCAGGCCAACAAGGTGAAGTACTACCTTGCTGACCTGTTAATTAAGATGCACCCACCAAAAGAGGAAAAGAAATGAAAAACGAAGAGGGCAAGGAGATACAAGTTTACACTAACGGGGAGGAGGTTTTTGTAGATCAGGATGAGTATAAGCGGCTGTTAGAGAAATACCTCCAACAGGAAAACGATAGGAAAGACGATACGATTAAAGATTTGCAGGCCGCTTGTGAACAAAAACAGGAAATTATTAATGGGTCAGAGTCTGAAAGAAAAAGGCTTCAGCGGGAGCTTACGTGGCAAGAATTTACCTACGACTCAAAGCCACAGAAGGAGGGACTATACCTATGTGCTCAAGCAAGTAGGCATAGCGAAGCGATACATTTCTTTGTGGCGGATTATTATGAGAATAACCAGACAAACATTGGCTGGATTGCGATTTCCGGTAAATCTGTTACGGTGACTCACTTCATGGAAATACCAGAACTAAAATCAGAAACAAATGATACTTAGCCTATTTGCAACCGTGTGTCTATTTTTTATTGTTGTCGATCTGGCCGTCCAAATGATTGAAGAGTATAGAAAGGATGGGGCTATTTTGCTTACCAACGTGGTTTACATCCTTGGAACCAGCGCCGCAATGTATATTATCTTAAGGGGGCTGAGTTAAGTAAAACTATTAACCAAATGGAGGGGATTATGAACATATGGAACTGGCCCAGCGTACTGGCAGCAAGGCTTGACCGGCGGCTGAACAAGTGGGCAAAGAAGCAGGCCCGCAGGTGGCGACAACTTGGACACCTTGAGCAATTAGGGCTACTTGTCGCTATATTTATCGCCCTGGTGCTTTTTGTATCGTGGCTAATCTTAAGAATATTGGAAACTAATAATTTACTGTAATGATAGCACGACTAGAGGGGGACACCCTTATAATAGATTCATCAAAAAAGCACGGGATAGCGGGACCGGTAGAAATGCCGTTGGGTGGAATTTTGGCAGATTATATACGCCACTTAGATAT